CGAATTAACGGAGGATGCATCCATACTAAATGAGCTATTTCTAACATAGATAAGGTAATATCCACTAAATACCCCAGAAAGAGGATTAGCAAACGTGGCAGTAATCGGAGCATTTGCATTTGATATATGTGTGAAAGTCTGTAATCCCGATATATTACTTAAAGAACCTATATTACCACTAACTGTATTACTTCCTCCAAAATAAACATTCAACAAAGAAACTGCAGTTTGGAGGGTAGTAAAGTTACCTGTAATAGTATTACCACTTGAAACTATATTATGTCTATATGAAGTTTGAGTTTGAGTGTCTGGATTATTACCTAAGTCAGTCGGTCCATTACTTATGTTACCTTGTTGAGCAATGATAATGTTACGTATTATTCCAATATTAGTATTACTAGCAAAAGTTGAAATATTTCCACTAAGAGTATTATTTCCTCCGATTACTACTGTGTGATTAGGTAATCTTAATAAACCAACATCTCCAGAAATTGTATTCAGTCCCGTAATTGTTAATATAGCCAAATTAGTAGCTGCGGATGTTGACGATAGGTTTCCGGATATTGTATTTCTTCCACAAACTTGAACAAGTTCATTATTAGATTTTAATGTGAAAGTCCCACTTATTGTATTACCACTACTGTATGCAAGGTCCAAATAAATCGGAGCTCCAAGAGTGGAGGTAGTGTTTTGGATACCGTAATTAATAGAAATTGTAGAACAATTTGGTAATTCAGACATCAAACCAGATATATTACTAAGTCCATTTAGCGATAATCGTTGAGTTAAATTAGGATATTGACCAACAAATGATGAAGTATCTCCAGTAATTAGACTAGTTCCGTCAATCGTCACCCATCTTATTGATGCTGGTAAATTATTAGTATTACCATACACTGTAGTTTGATAATTAAAAAGGATTTTTTGAACCGTACTTGGTAATGATGAAATGGCACCCGTTGCCCCTTTGGAGAACCAAATCTCAGTTGCAGGGGTAGCAGATAACGCCGAAATATTACCGTTTTCAGTATTACTTTTTATAACTCTAATTGAACCTTTTAATTTAGCCAATTCAGAAATATTAACAGTTAAATATGTACTTCCAGCAACATAAGCTGTTGTTACATCTGATATAGTAAACGAATAAATTGACTCAACTTGACCAGGAGTTGTAGTAATACCACTCACTCTAATTATACCTGAACTTCCGTTTGGCATAGTTTTCTGTTGCTGAAATGTCGTTGTTCCAGTATAAGTTTGTATAGGGTCCCCATTATCCCAATCAACATATATTGGTCCCTGAAACTGTGGTGAAGTACTTTTTTCCATCGTCAGACGAAATTGTCTATTTGCGCCACTTGTATTATTATATGGGAATTGTAATACCCCATATGACAATGAAATAGAATTAGTTGGTGTGGGTGTCGGAGGATTAGATGGTGTAGGTGTTTGCGATGGTATTGTTGGTCCAACCCATGCACCTCCAACATTATCACAAAGATAATCTTGTCCTATAACATCAATATCAATTGAACCCGGTGATTGTACAGCACATAAATAAAAATCACCCGCAGTGGATGCACTATAAGTTTGTAAAACTCCGTCACAGTCTAAATATTGAACTTCTCCAGTTCCCAAGACACCAAAGTTTTCATTTGTACCAAATTCCATATAGTAACAAGGTCCGTATGTGAAACAAGCGGATACGTTGTCAATATATATAGGATTTACCGCCGAGGAATTGAATGCTACAAACTTTAACTTATCACCTCCAAAACATTCTAATGTTGTTGAGAAGCTAGTCCAAGCTGATACAGGAATTGTTGGCATTACACTTGGAGTATCTCCATTTGTTCCCAATACTGGCCATATAAATGCAGGTGATTCCTCAGTATTATATAAATCATAATATATGTTGTAACTAAACCCTGATAAAAATGTATATCCAGTTTGTGTGATACTATCATATGCGCCTTCTCCTACATATTCAGCACTTCCTCCATTAAATGAACTCCAATAAAAATTGGATAAATTACTTCCTGACCATCCTGATAAACTTCCATCAAAATCACCATTAATAACAACCTCAAAACAAGGTACCGGCCCTGAAGTCGCCGATGGTGTTGGTAATATTGAACAGATAGTAGAGTCTACAATGGAACATCCATTATCCGATTGTGCGGTCAACGTTATACCACCAACCTCATTAAAATCAGGTGGTAAATTTATGATAAATGGGAATGGTCCCAAATCTGTAAGTTGCGTTGGGTAAGTATAGCAAATTGTTCCAGTTAACGTATCACAAACTGAAATTGTTGCCGGTGGTCCCGAAAATGATGTTATATAAACGTATGGCATTTTTTTATTTTTTTATTTTTTTATGGACATTCTACAATGTTTATTATTGTTCCTAAACTGTTAATTTGTAACGCAAGTTTCTTAAATGAGTACCCATCAACGTAATACATACCTATGGTAACCGCAATCCAATTATTACTTCCATTAATAGGCGAAACTGTTTGTCCATCTTTTAAAACTAATGGATTAGCAATTAAGTTATGATTTAAAAAGTCGTTATAATCAGCACTGTTTGGTAAACCATTTATTAAGTATGACCTGTCAATTGAGAATGATGAACATGCATCTCCACTAGTTGTTGCTGTAATCACCGATTCACCAACAACCATAATATGGTTGAACATTAAACCTGAAGGATATTTACATAAAACTAATGAATAATCACTTGGATTTGGCGATAAGTCTTGTCCATCAGCGTCTGTTAAATATAATTCACTTAAAGCTGGAGTAATTGTTGCACCACTTGTAGTACCAGTGATTTCAAAATTTATATATTCATATCCTGAACCCCCATTTAACAATCTCCAATTGATTTCATGAATTCCATAAGCATCTAATGTCACTGTTATTGCGGTAGTTACACCCATAGTGTATTGTGTCCACGTTGATGGGTGGTCTAAATAGAATAACCCTCCCGCAATGTCTGAACCTAAGGATAGTGGCCAAGTCATCTGAATGTCAACACTATCAAAAGGTATTCCATGTATTGCAATTTTAGCGTCTTGGGTTCCTCCAGTTGATACAATACCACCAGTTTGGAAAGAGTTTTTATATCCGTTATATTTAAATGAAACAATTTGTGGGTCTACATCTCCTTGACATTCTTCACAACTTGTAAATTCATATATTGTGTTCACATTAACATAACTAGGTTGTCCATCAAGTCTTGGTCCGGTATATGTCCAACAACCTTCAAAATCTTGAAGTGTATACACATTACCTTCATTAGCACCTGAGGGTTCAGTAGTTGAGTATATTTTAGTTCCCGCTAAAACAGTATTTAAATAACCGTTAAGGTCATTTTCAACTAACGATTGTGTAAATCCCGTAATAGTTGCGTCAACTGTCCATCCAAAATTTTTCAAACCCGCACCATTTTTATACTGTGTAGGTAAGTTTGAATAAGCGGTAGTTCCAGTGAATACTGTAAACTTATTATAATAACTCAATGGACTAAAGTCATAATATTGACCTTGGCAATATGTATACGCCGAAAACTCATTATAACGTTTATTAGGATAAGGCCACACAGTGTTTGTACTACCAAAAATTCCTTCACAATAATTTGATTGGAAGAACGAGGGGGCCTGCGGTACTTCTCCCTCAATAATTTCAATTGCTTGATAAAGCGTCCCAAATCCATTGGGAGCCCCGTCATAACGGTTTACCGCAGGATTATTTGGAAACTCATCAATGATTTGAGCGGTAACTCTTTTTGTTGGTACCGGGAATAAAAACGCTTTAGCAAATCCATTAAGATTTATCTCAACATCCTCCCAAACTTTTAACCAAGATTCATAATCTCTCCTAATTGAAGGGCTTGAGGAAAATACCGGTCCGCAATAATCAGGAACATAAATTGAGGATAAAGGGTTACTTGGGTTTAATTGTCCTGAACTATTTGACAAATGTATGAAACTATTATTTGATGGGTTGTTTTCAAAAGTAAAATATGGTTGTATAAAGTCCGCTCCTCCATTATTAGAAATAGGCGAACAATCTCCTCCCGTTTGTCCAACTTCATTCAACACCATGATTGCAATATAATTAGTATCCCCACCAGCAAACTCACCTAATTTACAACCAATACTATTATAATTATCGTGGTTGAAGGGTACTCCTAAACTATATCCAGGTGCGGAAGGAAAAGGGAATCCTGTCTGTAAATCTAAACCTAACGCAATTCTTTCAACAATAGGACTTGTCCATATTGCAGTTGCGGTAGGCCCTTGGGGACCATTACTAGCATGTGTAATTCTACCCATTTGAATTTGAACCGTAGATGAGTCTGATAGTGTTCCTCCAGTAGTTGACCCTAAATAAGGGTAACATGCCCAATTTATATATCTTTCATTAGCAACAGGTATTTCAAATAATTGTCCTGTATACCCACTATTTTGTACTAATCCAAAATACCAATTTCTAATAGATTGAGATGCTCCACTTAAAGTTTCATAAGTTTCCCCCGTAATATTTATTCCGTCAGGATAAGAACCTGATGTATCATAAAATACATAAATATTTTTATTGAGTGGTTGTCCACAAGATTCAAATCCCCAAGTTTCTTCCGGTACTACTCCACATTGAATTAATTGGGGAACTGTAACTAATGTCGTACTCGCCGATAATTGAATATAACAATATGTGTCATAATCAAAGTCATTTGGTAACGTATACCAAGCGGGTAATGGTGTTGTTGGGGATATTTGACCAGCAGTTCCATATAATGTTGCTAAATTATAACAAGTCCCAATTGTTGGTCCTGGATTAGCTTCACATACCACAATATCCGAAGTTACTGTACCGGTATAGTTGGTGATTAATATTTGAGCCATAATATATTATTTCTTTATTTCATAAATATATCAACTCAAATAATTTTGTAACTAGTTTTTACTTCTTTACCGAGGTTGGGGTTGGTGTTTTTGTTTTTGTTGGTGTTGGTGTTGGGGTCGTAAGACAGAATCCTCCGGAACAAGCTCCAACCTTATTATAAGATACTCTAAATGGTGGTGTTGGTGGTTTGAATCCTTTAGCACAGAAATTAGGACTAGTCGTTAATCCATTAACAGTTATAATTACCTCTCTATCTATACAATCAATGTAGGTAATTGACACAGGGCTTGGGTTAGTATTATTAACATTATAACATTCACAAGCTGGTGATGTTTTAGTTGGTGTTGGTGTTGGTGTTTTAGTCGGAGTGACCGTAGGTGTTACTGTCTTAGTTACCGTTGGAGTTACTGTCTTAGTCGGTGTAACTGTAGGTGTTGGTAATGTAATTGTTGTTTTTGTCGGTGTAGGTGTAGTTGTAGGAGTTTTAGTTACAGTAGGAGTGGGTGTGGTTGTAGGAGTTTTAGTTACAGTAGGAGTAACTGTTTTAGTCACCGTTGGTGTTGGTGTTTTAGTAGGAGTCACCGTTGGTGTTGGTGTATTACTGCAATAATCAGGAGCTTTATATGTATACAACGCACTACAGTTAGCATCACTAAATGTAACATATATTGAGCAGTATTGACCGTCAGCAGTAATATCTGTAAATGATATATTGTAATCAGAACTAAATGGTGGATAATAAATTGTTTGTGTACGAGAACATCCATTTGCAATTATTAACGTTCCTGTTGATGGTGGATTAGATACATGAACCACATTAGTTCCTGAAATGTAATACGTTGAGGTATTTGGGTCACAAGCCGATGGACTAATACTATCAATAGTAATTGAGCATGGACTTGCGTCTGAAGGTGTTGGGGTAATCGTTTTTGTAGGTGTTACAGTATTTGTAGGGGTAACCGTAACTGTTGGAGTAACTGTTGGCGTGAAGGAAGGTTGAGGAGTTAATGTTGGTGTGACACTAACTTCAGGTGATGGGACAGGAATTAATCCTGATGTTGATGTTGGGGTGATACTTGGTGTTGGTGTTATTTGTATTACTTGGTCACAAGTAACATTCATTAAAATTCTAACCGAGATTTTAACTATATCAGAAGGTTGTAAAGGATTATCACACAAACTATTTATAACAATTCTTCCACTTTCATAATCAACAATTAAACTTCCAAATACTCCTAAACTATTTAAATAATTTTGAACAATCTGGGCATACTGTAAATTTGTTGGAACATCAGTTAAAGATGTAGACGTGTATAAATCTAGTGTTGTCGCAGTAGTTCCCACTTCAATATCAACATAAAAATAAGCCAGGTTCATTAAACAATTTGATTGTCCGTTAGTTAATTCAACAAATGTTTGATTTAACATCTGCAAAAATCCTACAGTATCATCATTTCCACAAACAAAATCACCACTACCGAAATCATAACTATATGTTGTAACTTCTCTTAATTCACATTTTACTGTTACGGTTTTTCTTGTTGAGCATCCTTGTGAATCTGTGACTGTTAATCCATAATTTCCATTACTTAAATTGTAAACCGCAAATCCTGTTTGACCCGAAACATCTCCCTCCCAAGTTAATGTATAAGGAGGTGTCCCACTATTAATAAATGCGGTTAATGTTCCTTGTGGTAAACATCCTGAATTAACTAAATTAAAATCAACTCCATTTGAACCACCTACTGTAAAATTTTTAGTTATAGAACAACCTGAATTATTTGTTAACGTTACCCCGTAACTTCCTTGTGGGATATTTTGTAAGGTGTAATCAGTTGTTAAATTTCTTATAGTCGCTCCGTTAGATAACCCCAAAGTGAATGTTTGTCCAGTTATTGTTGTTGTAATATCAATAAAACAGGTCCCATTATTAATTCCACAAGTGGTGTTAGTAGGTATAAGTTCAAAATCAAATCCTAAATCTTGAGTTAAAGTTATAGTATCAGTGTAAGTACAGGCGGATGTCGCATCAGTGATACTAATTGTATACGTCCCAGCAGTTAAACTACCAAAAGTAATTGTAGAATTTGCAGGTAAATTGGATTGGGTAGAAACAAATCCGTTGTTACTAACACAGGATGCGGATAACGGAGCACCTCCCCCATTAATTGTGGTTGATATAAACCCACTATTATTTGAACAATCTCTAAATCCATTATTTGACGAAATTACTCCGAATGAATTTGCAGTTTGTAAATTAAAGGTTTGACTTACATTACAAGTACTACTTACTCCCGTAAAACTAAACGCCCCTGAAGATAAACCTGTAAATGATACCGTTCTACCACTTGTAAATGTTGAGCCATTTGACGTGTAATATGTGATAGGTAAAGAACCTCCTGATAATGTTATATTAACAACGCCATCACTTAAAAAACAAGATGGATTTGTGAATGAAAATTCCGCAATTCCTAATCTATCGTCTAACCCAACTATAACAGTTTGAGTAACTTCACAACCTGAACCATCACTAACTGTTACAACATAATTTGTATTTGTTAATCCTGTTAAATTATAATCACTTGACTGTACACCAACATTAGTTGACCAAGTAACTGTAACAGGAGGTATTTCATTATATAGTGTTAATAAAATTTCACCATTTGGGGTTAAAGCACATGGTGATGTATTAGTAACTTCAGCGTTAATTGATAAACTACCATAAGAACTATCAATAACCATAGTTCCTGTGTTGGCACTACATCCTCCACCATCTTCTATAATAACATAATAAGCATTCGGTGATAATCCTGATATTGTGTATGGATTGTCTGTTGATTGTGTTACAGATAATAAAGTATCATCTACATCGTACAAACTAAAGGTATTTGAATTACCTAAATTTGGTGATAATGTGATTTCAATTTCCCCATTATTTAAACCACAAGTGCTATCAACAGCAATTGTATTTGCCGATATTCCTGATGAAATATAAAAATCAATTGTTGCCGTATTATTTACTGGAGTGTCATAATCACTAACAAATATTGTATATGTACCTGCAGATAACCCTGTGAAAGTATAGGCCTCTCTAACTAATAAAACTGAAGTTCCAACATATGGTGAAATAATTTGTGCAACAAATGGGCCACTACCAGTTAATATGTTAAGTGTCGCAGCACCACTACTACATAAAATATTACCATCACAACATCCGGTTAATCCAAGGATTTCTAAACCAATTACATTCTGTGCCATTAACTACAACTTATACTAAAATCTACGTTTAATTTTATTTCAATACTACTACTATTCGCAATAGGACTAAATCCTAAATACTTTATTAAAACATTACTATCAATAATCTCAAAAGTATAACCATAACTAACCAAATTCGGTAAATATTGATTTAAAGCATTGGTCCAATCCGAATTACTTGGAGTATCCGTAGGTCCATTGCCATTATATATAATACTTGAAATTACATCAATACCATCTATTGACACTATCATCTTCCATGTTGTTGAGACAGAATTTTGATTACATGTATACCCTTGCGATATTTTCTGAGAAACGTAATTAAAAATTATTTCATTTAACAATGATTGGAAACTTGTGTAACTAGTCGTTCCATTTAACCAAGGAAAAATTGGAAATGATGTTACTCCCTGACATGCTCCATGTAAAAATAAATCCCCATCAATAATACAGGGTTTACAAAGTGTCGGAGGAATAAACGCACTACAACTTCTTGGAATCTTATATGTGTGTTTTTGTCTTTGGAATGGGGCGTTACTATATTTAATACCCGTATTCCAAATAGTTGACGATGGGATTAGTTGTTCCGCTAATTTTGGCCAATACGTACCTAAATTTTTAACATAATCAATTAATTTTTGATATGTGAAATTATCATTAGGAATACCAACTTGATTTGCAGATTCCAAATACCTCCAATAAATTAATGACACGTCATCATAACCACTTGATATTTGTCGGTTTGCAACATTTACTTTATTTTGCCAAAATGTGTTAGCAAATTCAAAAAATGATTGTTTATTAGGTGGGACACTTGATGTCACCCTCATCCCATTACCATAAACTTGTTGTGTTGTATTATTTGAAATCGGATATCCATATTTTGATGACATGGTCCACACATCAAATACAAGACCCGCAGCAGGATTCATGAATAAATCAATGTTTTTGACGTTCAATACTAATCTCTCGTCATTTGCATAGTAGAATGCATTAAACCCTCCATCATTAGATATTCTAGTTTTATCTCTAAACGACCAACTCTTTTTATTATCACTAATTTTGGTTAATTTAAAACCTAAATCCATATATGGGAAATTTCTAAATCTATCAAGATATTGTTGTCCATAAGTGAATTTTTTAAAATCAGTTTGAACATTAGTGTTTTGCCCCGTGAATACAGATTCGGTATTATTAACATCCTGATTACTTTGGTGAGGGGGTGTTAACTCATACCAACCAGCACCTAACTGAAAGAAGAATGAACTAGTGTTTGCAGGTGTTTTTGGGTATCCCTCTTCATCTATAGGGTAATCCCCTTCTAAAGTATCTACCGTTACAACATTTGTGGTCGCAGTATATCCTGAAAAAGTTTGTCCAAAAATTGAATATGTGTCATTAGGATTAAAACTAATTGTCTCTTCAAGTTTAGTTCCTCCAGATATTTTAGCCCACTCAGTTCTAAAATCTCTCATATTAATTTTTTGGTCAGCAAGATAAACTGTCTCATTAAACTCAATTAACGCTTCAGGAGCTCCAACCAATCTTAATAAGAATTCTAACGCTCTTCTCGTACCTTTTGATTTAAATAGGTACGCCGAATTAAGAATTAAATTTTTATAAAATTGATAGTTAATTTCACTTGGTGTTAAACTTCTTGACATTCCAGGATATGGGGACTTAGTATCATTCCCAAATACCGACTTCAAAAAATCTTCTTCAGTCACAGGAGATACGTTTATATTCCATCCTAATGTTTGTGACAAATTTTTAAGTAGTTCCGATGGTATATCATTCTTAGTATTATAATTTACAGAATTCATATACGCAAGTGCGTCAATGAATTTTTTAACTTCATCAAAACTTCTACCATATATATGTAATACTTTATCAACTCTTTGGTCGTAAGTATCAAATTCTTTAAAGGCGTCCGTTACTAAAAATCTTGAAATTAAATTTGTCTTTGAGTTATCAAAATTTGTAGCGATAGTATTAATTTGGTTAATATACGATGTGAAATTATTTGTAATAATATCCAAATTCCATTTTCCGTACAATGGCCAAGTGGCAGTTTCAGTACCAACAAATGTTGAGCCGTTGTCATTTTGTTTTGGAACTTGGAAAATAGCACTGTATTTGGGAGTTACTAATCTATTTAACAGATATTTCTCAATTTCATCAAACGGTTCAGTAAATGCAACTTCGGTGTAATAATCGTTAGGTTTAATTATTAGAGTTTCGTAAGAATTAACTTCACCTGAAAATGGATTACCTGCAACAGTTAAATTAAGATAACCACTAGTTAAACTAGTAGTTGGGGTCATGTTTAATATCTCGTATTGGATATCTCTGACATATACCGCATACTTACTATACTCTAATGTCATATTTCTCAGATATGAAACCTCAAATTCTTTAGTTTCAATATTTCTAGTAGAATTAGACGTAAAATCAATTTCAAATGGATTACTTATCTTACCAATCGGAATACTAAAAGTTGACGTATCTTCTTCAATATCAAACTCAATGTTAACCGCAGTATAACCCGATATAAAATCACCCCCTAAAGCATATAACTCAATTGCTGCAGGAAAATAATTAATAATATGTGTAATTGAAGATGCAAATCTTTTGGTTAATGGTCCATATGTTGAGAACTTAGTTACATTAGATAAGTCAAAATTTGGATAAACTCCAAATTCTTTAGCAACAATTCGTTTAGTTTCCTCAACAGACTCTATCTGTAAATTATCTAATGTTATTGGTGATGAAAATGCTCCAATTGAGAAAGTTCGGTTAACCTTTTCAGTTAAACTTGACGTAAACTCAAAATTACCTTGAGTTAGACCTCCCCCATCAACCACTTGGAATCCAACAATATTATCCGAAAACGTGCCAGCTCCGCTAGATGGTCTCGGTGGATATCTATATAACTTTCTCGCCATTACTGAACTATATTGTTAAAGTTTTTACTAAAGTCAATGTTATTATTTCTATCTTGTCTAACTTCAAATAACAATTTATTATATTGGTCTCTTACTTCAAACAAATTGTATTGTTTATAAATGTTATTACCACTATCATACATTGTGTAGATACCATCATCAATAGATTTTGTTTGATTACCAAACAAGGCAATTGCCAATGTGGAAGCATCGTGTTCAACCATCTCAACTTCAACAGAAGTTGGGTTAAAAAATGTATTACTAATTATTATATTTTGTCCGGGTTGTCCGATAAATGGAGTTGCATTTGGTTTTGAAGTAGGTGCTGAAGATGGAGATAAAGTACAAAACATCAAATTAGTTTTAGAATCCGTATATCTATATCTAACAGCTTTTTGTACTGAGTTAACTAAATTTTCAGTAACCGCCTCACAATAAAAATTTGATGTGATTAATCTAAAAAAGTTAGGTATTTTAGCTCCTGAATCTCTTAGGTATTCAACACGATGTCCAACCAACTCTTGAGGAATGAATTTATTTTGGAATTCATTAGGAACATTACTTATGTCAATAACAATCCCCTTAATGTTTGGTAACGAGGTCAAAACTCCACAATCCGTTATTGTAGTTCTGATTTGTGCAGGTCTTATATATAAAGTATAGATACCTAACTTATTAAATTCAGACGATGGTAATGTTAGATTATATAACCCCCCTAATATCTCAATATTAGGATTCCCTCCAGTGTCACCATTATTAAAGTAAGGTCTAATAATTGTTCTCGCATCTAATTTTTTCAGAATAAAATTACTAGTCACATCCCTTGATGGGGTGTAATTTAATATTACCTCAATATCTGCCGGTGAGACATCCGCTGGTCTAATTGTTCCATATGAACCTACTGCCATTTTTAACTAAATTTAAAAAATTTATATCCATATTTTTCCAAGTCCCCAATACTATCCACCTCATTTAATCTCTCTGTTTTCTCAAGTCCTGAATTTTTTCCTCTATCAATAAATACATTCGTTTGTATTTCGGGCTCAAATGCAACATTAATTAATTCTTCTTCTTTCACAATTGGTTCTTGAACTAACCAAGTATCAATTAAACCAAATGATTCAAACACCTGTATCGTTGCTCCGTCAGTAAAATCAACGTAACTACTATTTTGGATTGTATAAGCAGTATAGTTTTCATTTATTTCAGTTATCTGTCCAAAAGGTTCACCATTTTGGATTATTAGAGTTTGTCGGTATTTTTGAGGTCCGTAACTTCTTAACTCTGATAATCTTGATGATGTTTGAGCAGTGATTAAGAAAGGAGTATCAATATAATTACCACTAACTTGGTCACTTACTAAATTTACAGCATCTCCTGAAAAAATGTAGTCATAAGATACTGATGTATCAGCCCAATTACCATTCATAGGTGTGAAATATGCAGTACCGTTCGGATTATCCACTGTCACACCCGTATAAGGTATTTCTAAATATTTAACCACAGAATTAATTCCCCAAGGAGTCGTCTGTATTAAATTTATCATATACGTTACAGGTCCCCCAAAATTATTATAAGTGTGTGTTAAGTTTTCAGGTGTAAACGTATTAATATCCTCAACATACCCATCCCCCCAGTCAATTTGAAAAGTTGTTTGTTGTATAAAATTTGAAAGATTATTGGAAGTATTATAAACAATTACTGTGTACGGATTGGCCGAACTTGCGGAAAATATAAAATTACACACCACTTCTTTTTGTGAAATCGCACCATCAAACACTGAATAATGTCCGTAGTCTACAGCACTTTCTAACAAGAGAATTGGAACCGATAAATCTGTAAGAGTTGATTCTCCATTAGTTCCCCCACTTAACAACTGAGTCATAGAAGAATATACTGTAGCATACCCATAATCAACAACCGTAGTAGTTGTTGCAGTAACTTCACAACAAGGGTCTTCATCTAACTGATTACTTGTTGTTCCCGATGGATATTGAATAGTGAAAATTTTATTCAATATAACTTCAGGAGATATTTTAAAATAATATTTATTTTGATTATCCATTATGGGTTAACATATTCATACCAGGTTATTGGGGTTGTTTCTCCAACTCTCACATCATCTAATGTAAAAATTTTATAGGTTAGAGTTTCATAATCTAAAACAACCTTATAATAAAAATAATTTGAAGGATTAAAATTTGAATTCCCACTTCCAATTGAATTTTGTGGAGCATTCATAAACTTTACAAAAATCCCTAATTTTGCATCAAAAAACTTTGCACTCATATAAAAAGTAGATATGTTTAGGTATTGGGTACTTCGTAACCAATATAGGAAAAACCCTTCTTTATCACCTAAAAAATCTAATTTATACTTTGGTATTTTAACATTCACATTATTAACTCCAACAACTGCAGGTTCTGTTTCTCCTTGAGTTGTAGGTAATATTATTGTAATGTAATTAATTTGATTAGTATCTTGAGTGGTATCGTAAAAATCCAATTTAAAAAATGAGTTTCTAAATGGATTTGAAAAATAATAAATTTGTTGGGGTGTAAACCCTTCACTAACATATGAATTAACATAATTTATATTTGATGGGGTTGACCCTGTAGGTGTGAAAAAAAATTGATAATTAACGTCAGTCCTTAATGATTCATCATGTTGAGCGTGAGTAAATCTAGCAACTTCGTAATCTTCGTTGGGGTTAATAACCCTCTTAACTACTTGGTCATCATAGTTCTCAATATTATTTAGTTGGTCTAAATAATCTTCATTTGTTTCAACAGGAATTACTATCTCCCTATCGTTGTCATTTACTAATATTTTAAATTTATTCACAATCATCAACTGTAGGTAATTGTATCGCACCAAATACAAATTCGTTTATGTTATTTTCAGGATATATTTTAAAATCTATATTCTGTAACGGATAATGAGCATTATTCATATATGGGAAATTAACCCCTCTCCCGTTTGAGTCAACATAACCATAAGGGTAAATGTCTCTCCATCTTAGGGTCCCCAAGGTTTCAGAATAAAAGGCGTATGGTGGAACATTTAAAATCCCTAAAACATTACTCTCCTCAATGTAATCAGAAAATACATTAATCGTAACACCATTATGTGGTTTGTAATAATAACCGTTTCTATTGGTTGACGCACTAAATGTTATATCAAACAACAAATTGTTAAATTCAAACTTATGATAAAATTCAGATATTACACTTTCTTCTTGCAAATAACTATTATATTCACAAAAATCTCCATCTATAGTATCACCACTTACTAAATCTTGATTATAATAAAATTCATAATTTTCACCATTAAATGTTTTAGTATATGAATTTGTTCCAATATTAGTATCGTTCAACAAATTGTTGTCGTCCCACCAATTTCCAGAGGTAAACGATATGTTAAATTTATGACCTTGTTTTAAGGCAGAATTAGTTGTAGTGTTGGGTCTTGGTCGGTTAAACCATCCAAAATATCCCTTATTAATTATTGTTAAATAAAGTTCACTTAATGGTCGGTTTAAATTATCAGTATATCCTGATATTATAATGTCTTTAGAAAAAGTAATGTTGAAGTTTTGAGACCCGTCTTGTTCTACAACTCTAGAAACATAATTAGGCGTTAAAGCGCTCGTCAAAAATTTTTTCTTACTAAAGAACCCGTTCTGTGAAAACGCAGCTTTTAATGGTATTGAATCCTGTGTGTTAGTCAGTATTTTATGTCTTCTAACGTAGTAGATTGATTTAGTATCCTCAGGGTTGGTAATATCAACAACCTTCTTAAATAATCCAATTGAGGAGTTTGCGAAAAATGGACTATCGTAACCGATATCCTGAATGTTAAAAATTATCTCATCACTACCATAACTTTCAGTTCCTAACATATCAACTTGGAAATACTTATTCCCATTAATACCGTCCCACCCACCTTGGAACTCAATTTCAACATAATCACCTTTTAGCAAATTATGTTTCATCGGACATCTAAACACTATGAAAACCCTTCCGTTCATTTCTTGCCTTGAAATAATAAATGGAATCCCTTCGGAACAAGTCCAAGTAATTGAATTGGTTGGAGAGAAATAATGTTGGAATGTTTTTCCTGAGTTATTTTCAAAAGCATAACTTAGATAATATCCCCAATTGTAAGTCAATGCAGATTTTGTTGCAAAATCAACATGAACACTATCAGTATCGTTTCTATAAAAATTAAATTCTTTATATGGTGGATATCCATACCAAGTCCCTGGATGAGTTCCTCCAACTATTGAATTCTCAGCATCAGTATACAATAATTCATTTAAAAACGGACCATAACTTGTTCCATTGATATTAGTTGTCCCAGTATAAGCGTTGTAAAAAATTACTTTGGTTGAAAACGATGGTCTAAATATTGAACACTCCTGCCTTTCGGAATTATAAAGTTCGGGTAAATTTATAATTGCCGACCTATCATATTCTTCAAGTTCCTGAATTTTACCATCCAAAAATGGAGTTATTCTCATATTACGATTAGGACTCGTTGCAAATTTTGCAGAACCTAAAAGTATCTCTATATTTTCATAACCACCCATTATAAATCAGTTTCATTTATATATTTAGTTTTAAATTTGTCATACGCACTAGCCCCTTTCTTTAATCCAAAATAAAAGAAAAATGGATTATTAACCTGTCTTTTATCTTGGAACCCGCTTGGTATTGAGTCAGTCGCATTTCCATTACTATCTACATTATAAATAAACCCTTTCCAATATTTTGAATTACTTGACCCAACAATTACCGAATGGGACGCCGGTGAAATTCTATCAATTGATTGATATTTGTATTTAAAAAATCCACTTTCATTTGTATCCCAATTGTTATTCTGATTACCGAAAATAGTTCCTGAGTTAGTAGTTTTAAATTCCCATTCATAGAATGGAACTTCTTGTGAAAATGTACTTATGTATCCAAAATCAGATGGTAGAGGAGCCGTGGACGCATTCTCATTCCATATTTTTCTTCTTGGTGTGATGTAATCTCTATCTTGATTATTACCTGAAAAGAATATTTCAAAATAAGCATAATTAGAGTTATCTCTCATAACTTTAAATGACGTATTAATATCATATCCCTCAGGTGAGAATTCAGCAATTCCAAATTCAGAATTAACTGACGCCATTTGTGAGTAATCCCCATCAATAGTTCCAGGGAATAATATATTTCCACTTGGGTTCCATCTTTTATTTCTAAAGAATCCCGCAACTGATGGGTCAGAACCACTACCAAGACCAGGTAAAAATAGACTGAGAAAATTCTCATTAACAAATCTACTTAAAATCATAACATTCAATATGTCAGAAACATTTTTGAATGATGTTGAATCTAATTTATCAACAATATATCCATCATAATCATCACTGAAAACTATTTCCTGTAAGTAAGGAACTTTTGGTCCCAAGTCCATCATAGTTGTTGGAAATCCTAATTGTTTTTCATTTCCGTTATCATTTGCTCTTTCATTTGCATCTCTACCAATAAATTTATTATTATTATCATTATATGGTGAACTTCTATAATAAAAATTATTAGTCGGGTCATGAAAATACATTAATTCTTTACAATAATTGTAGTTAGGTTTGTTTTGAGTGTCAAAAAATGTATTCATTTGGAATGGGAAAGCATATAATGTCCCGTTTATCCAAGCATTTCCAAATGTGTGTGAAAACACATCAAAACATAACGCCATATTTAATTTTAATCTTTGTATAAATTCAATTATTAAATTGAAATCTTTTACAATGGAAATAATTGGGAATGACACTAAATTATAACATCCAAACCCATAATTAAACCAAGACCTAAATCCACCTGTATTATAATTTTTACCACAACAAGTTCCGTTACTTTCATCACAAGGTTTAATAGATACTGTATTATCGGGATTAACAACATAACATTCCAATGGAACCGCTTTAGAACAATCCGAAAGTGACTCAATCACATTCATATATTGTGATGGTATATCCTCAGTTTCTATTTCAGTGAAGGTATACACTTCAGGAGCACTTCCTAAAGCTTGAGCTGAACCAGATTCATCTAATAAATAAATTGTAAATGAAGGATTCTGATGCATTAATAAAATTCCGTTTCCTGTAGTATCACCTGAAGGAATTTGCGTGGAAGATGGTAATCTGTCAGTCCTCATTACTAGTTTACTTGGATTAACCATTTGAACTGTGGTACTTGAAGGGTATATATTTGAAATATATGATGCGTACGCCGAAACTTCATTTGGTACCGATTCTCCACAAAAAGTAGATATAGAGTTTGACATTCCCAAATCAGCGTAACTTCCCCCTTCAACATACTCCCCAACACTATAACCATATTGAGAATTATTTCCTTGAGTAAACCACCAACCAAGTTTTAAATTGTAAAAAGTATCACATCCGCAAGAAGTCGTACTAGCAACCGCATTGCTATCCGTTTGGACCTTTGTTAAATAGTTTGAGGATGGAACAGATGCGGTTGTTGAATTTCCGTTCTCCCCTAATCTTGAGTAATACCGTAATAAATTACTTGTGTAAGAAGAGAATGTTCCCTGAACATCAAATGTTCCTTGAAAGAAGATACTACTACCAAAGTCAGTCGCATTATTTGTAGTAAACTGATTATGTCTTGGCAATTTTAATGAACTTGACGATGACTGTATTGGTATATTTAAATTAAACTCCCCTGTTATTGTCAAACCTGCCTGCCCATAGTTTGCCCATCCAAATATTCTTGATAAGTCAATTTCTTGTTGTACTTTTGGTGAGTGCGGGTCAACACCTCTTTGTAGTATAATAATACCTAAACTTTGGGCTCCGTCATAGTAGAATAAAGGAGTCTGAATGTTTGAAGATGAGGAAGCGTCAAATCCAGGGTTTGGAGCCAAACCAATACTTCTCCATAAAGCATCTTTACATGGGTTTTGAACATTAGAACCTAAATAATCCCCAACAATATCATAAACTCTCATTTGATTATTCAAATACCTGTTTAAGAAGTCAGTTTTATTAGACCTATTTAAGAAATTACTGTTGATATTTGTATGATTCTCAGTTAAAGCGGAAAATGTACCTAACGTTAATCCAGTCAATACCTGAAAATATTCCATATCAGTAGGGAAAGTTAAGTAATCCTTTGATTCTCCACTATAGTTAATCGTATAAGTAACTGAATTACTCACAGTTGGGTTTGATGGTGAAGCATAATTAACCGTCCATTGCGCCCCGTTTGAAATCGGGGTTCCTGTTATTGAGTTAGTTCCTCCAGTATTAACAGTCGCACCTGTAAGATTTGGGTCGGTAGATAAAGTTGGGTCGCTGAATGAAATTAGTTGTCCTGAAATAAAATTACTTAATTCCGAACCATCAACAACCAAGACCATTGTATTATCATAATGGTAGATATTACCATTACCTGTTACAGTTCTCTTAACTTGATTTCTACCAACACCACCGTTAATAGTTGTAGTATCAAAATATTTATCCTTTAAATTAAAAGTATTTAATCTTTCAGCAATTGTTAATGAATTTGTGAACAAAACATCAAGATATTCAGGTCCATTAGCATCATTAGGAGTGTCTTCATAAATCGTAGTCGTATTTGGTCCTTCCCATAGATACGGAAAATCCTGTTGGAAATCTCCTACAGTATACGCATCTGCACTATTAAAATCCGCAAGTGGGCTACTATTTATTGTTCCTGTTCTAGCGTCTGTTGCGTTTTGTTGTAACCCATCGGCAGTTTCATTACCGCTAAGGTCAATTTCAGAATCTTTACAATCACATCTTTCACACCCATCTTCAGTGTATAATAAAAGAGGTAGTTTTACATTTCTAAACCAGTTATCCGCATATTTTGTTCTTTTTGGTTTTTCACCACATTCTTTTTTTGCTTTACCTAACCATCCTCTAATTTTATTTAACGCCTTACATATTCCGTGTATTAACATTTGTATAACCCACACAAGTTGCATAATCAAGAAGATTACAGGCCATAAGAACGCTAATAAATGCATAGGAATGATAATTGCCCTAAGCAAAAATTTCATAAGAGTTAAAAAGAAACTTAGTAATATGAATATTGGAACAAATCTATACTGAACATCATTAACAGGTAATTTATTAGTTGATTCATCACAATCATCTGTGTTTATATTTTTTATCTGTAAAGTATTCCAAGTAAATCTTCTTGACGTATATCTATCTAATAATTGTGACACAGTATATACTTTATTATATTTCATAAAATAAAACGTGTCTATACAATCAATAGCCTCCTGAGGGTCATTGTAATCATACCAACTTAAACTAAATGCATATGACCTTTCTAATCTATATTTTACCAAAGGTATTTTTTCAAACACCCAAGTAGATGTTGCTTCATCATCCTCATATGTGGGAGTTATAGAAATAATATCATTTGAATTTAATAAAATGTCATTTTTGTTACCCACGTATGGGTTACCGTCTAATTCAACAACAAAATCAGTTACATTTGTTTTTGACTTAACACGATACACATAACCTGATTGTCCGACTATATTAATAACTGGGTCATTAGTTTGAATAGTAAAAGTTTCAGTATCCTGTAATAGAGGGTCTTCCCCACTGTTTGTCCATCCGTGTTCTTTAATGTTTGGAACTAAGAAATACCCTCTTCTGTTTTCTTCAGTAAGTCCCGCAGGTTGTTGCCATTTAATTTTAAATCTATATTTACCATTTGTAGGAATTCCTAATTTAGGGTCATCACTTAATACTCTTTCACCATTTTCATTAGTGTAAACATAGTCCAAGTTCATAGGGACTTCAATTACCCAAGTCCCGTCAGCATCTATCAATTTACCGTTTTGTGGTAAATCATATTTTTCTAAGACAGGATACCCATCATCATCAATATCTATAGTTTGTCTAATAGCAATAATCTGTCCAGGTCCTGTAGTTAATTGACATAATTGACCTAATTTAGATTTAACTTTACATCTTCTTTTAACTTTTTTAGTGGTTTCAGAAGAAAATATAGAACCCATAAATACCGCAGTTGGTTGTATGGTAATATTATTTTGCCCACTACTCAAATCAAAATCTGCCCGAGTAATTCCTACTTGACAGGTATCATCTTGACCCCAAAATGCATTAACCTGTACTATCTTAGTTTCGTAAACAATCTGCGGAAGTTCATTAAAGTTATTTGAAGACCTAAAGAAACTACCATTAAATTGATTCTCAGTTCCTCTTCCAATTCTAATTAAATCTTGAGGAGTCATTGAGAACTCCCCAATATCAGATAAGTCAACATTTAAAACTATCGTGTGAGTCCCAAGTGGGACTCCATAAATCATATAGTCTCCACTTTCATTTGTCGTTACAGTATATTTGTAATACTTTTCAAAAAGTTCCGAAGCAACTGGGTCTTTTAATACATCTTCTCTTGTTGGGAATGTCCCTGTCGGTGAGTGTCCACTATAAGAAGCTACGTATGGTAGCAAATTATATTTATACCCATCTTCATTAACATCCTCAAGAGTTCTATAAGGATAGTATGAAGTTAAGACAGGATTATCTTCATCTTCAGGTCTAAGAGGTATAAATACAGATACTTTAGCCTTTGGTAGTCCATATCCCCCGTTCACAAATACTCTTCCCGCAATGACTCCATAATTGGCACATCCGATTGGGTAAACATCTTCTTGTCTTATTTTAAGAGATAGTAATTCAATCTCTTCAAAATCTTGGTTTATGTTTACTGTTAAATTTTGGTCAATTCCAGGAGTTGTTTTTATCCTATAAATTTTACTCATCGGACTTTATTTCATAAATAGTTATGACTGCATTTTATAAACACAATCAATTAAATTATAAGTCCTAAATAAATAAAATAAATTAAGAAAGTGTAACTGATTGGAAGTTTTTAACTCTCACTCTAATGTCCTTTGTCGGGAACCTAATTTGATATATTTGATTAGGCAATGCGAATATTGTCCCTTCCTGAGGTTCAATCTGTCTAGTTATTGTATTTGAGTAAGCCATTGATGTTTGAGATGACGAATACTCACCTCCAACCTCGTTAAAAATATCAATTTGAGTTACTGAAATTACACCATTTTCGGATTGTAAAATTCTATTAATCTCAGATATGTTAACGTTCTGACCAAGTTCTCTATTTGATGGATTGAAATAACTTGACACCTTGTCAATTATTGATGTAATAATATTACCCTGATTTTGAGTTGACTCTAATACAACATATAGGTCAATACTTAGGTCAACAACATCCGCAGTTTCAATTGCGATATAATCATTAATCATTCTATAGTTTGATAAATAAGTTGCTAAGTTATCTAATAACGCATTTGATACCGTATTAGTTAACGCCCCATTAGTATCGTATGAAAGAATCTTAACTTTAATTTTATTCTCTTCTTCCATTACCGCAACTTTAGCAGGTGCACCAAACTGACTTGGCATCTTTCTAATTAAAGCTTCGTAGTCATTCACAGTTACCGCTCTGTTTTGGCTTGCAAAGTTAAATGCCACATAGTTTCTAACTTCTTCTAACGTTGGTTGTCCTGCCCCACCAATAGCCGCAGTTACGTTATTACATCTCAATGAATTAACAACCGCAGTATTTGTAGTTTCGGAAGGTCCGTTTACAACAAATATTACAGTTCCAATTTGATTAATCGTATTCACACCTAAATTACTTCCAACTCCACCACCTGAACGATATTGTATAAACAAAGTGGTATTCGCCTTTAAGGTTGACCCTAATGAAAAGTTATTTAAAAAATTTTGAATTGTAGGTAAGTTACCTGAATTTGTAAATTCTCTAAGTTGGTCTTCAGCTGAACCCGTTCCACCACCAAATGTTAACTTCATAAATCCTTCAGGAGTAAACTCACTGATAAATCGGTTATTGGTTTGTATCCACTTACCAATTTTAACACCAGGCTTGTCTGATGGTTTAGTTGAGTCTTCAATAAAAACCCTATCTTGTGCCAACGCATCAACCTCATACCATCTACCATTAGTACCTAAGAACTCTTGAGGACTTGGGACATTAGCATAACTTGTTCCATCTTTTTGGATGATACTTGTAATACCTAAAACATTTTTACCAGGTAAGAAAATTTCATAGAATGGTCTAACATCATTTGGGGTTATTACTTGTTTAAATACTTTTGTAACACCATTTACAACTAATTCTCTTTTAGTAATTGTATAGTTAATAAGATTCCCTCTTGAATCAAAATTTGGAATTTTTAACCTATTCGGAAACCCTTGAGCATTATATGGTGATGTAAAATCAATATCATAAATGGTTTCAAATACTTGTCCCGCGCCAACAACCTGAGAACCTCTCCTTAATATACCTTCATATCTTTCATCATCTTTATCACCAGCCGCAGGAACTGTAATGGAGAATTCAACTAATGATACTGACGGTCTTTGTCCGGGAATTTTTAAACCATAAGTTCTAGCCAAATTATAAACCGACGAGCGTTGTTGAGCAAACTGTAGGACAGTTTCTTGAACACTTCTATCAATATGATAATGTAAGTTATCTGCAACCGCAGCGTTTAAATCCATAAACACAGAGAACACGGAAGCATCGTTAAAATTATCAATTAATTCAGGATAATAAGTTTTAACATAATTAACAAGTTCAGTTCTTAATCCTTGGAAGTCCCTAACTGTATAGGATATTCTTTTTTCAGCCATAATATTATATATTAATAATTACAAAATCTTTAGAGTTAAATACATTATCGGTGATAACGTAATCAATTCTAACTTTTGCGGTGTATTCTCTATTACCCATTCCTGTCATATTATATGTTCTCCCACCAGAATCCTCAACAGATGTTGCAGAATCAACATCATCATTTGACGCATCAGTAATTGAAATTTTTGAAATTTTAAGGTTTGGTATATATCTCTCACAAGATTGTCTAATCTCCGCCTCAATACTATCAAAAGTTAGACTGTCCATTGGCTCAAAAATATAATCATACAATCTACTTCCAAAATCAGGTAGGTAATATCTACTACCTCGTCTAGTCAACAATAAATGCACTAAGTTATTCCTGATTTCATCATCCGCAGTTTGAGATAAACTTAAATATTTACCAAATTGAGATGTTCTGAAAGGAAAATCTATACCATATGTTTTTCCATTTGCCATATCAAATAAATATAAAGTCCTCTGTTATTTGATAAATAGTTAAAATAAAAAATCCCGACCTAGCTCGGGATAACACATCGGATTTGTTAAGAAGAACATCCAAAACAATCAAATTGACTATTGTCAGGTTTTGGAGGTAAGTTCATTGAACTGTAATCAACCTTTGGAGGTTCAGGAGTTGGATTTGGTTTGTTAACCTTTGAAATGTCAACCGCCAAGTGTTTTGCTCCAGTTGAGATTGCCTTTGTTCTAACATAGTAACAAAGTGTTTTCAATCCTTTTTCCCATCCATAAAAATGTGATGAAGAAATCTTAGACAACGTTGGGTTACCCATATAAATGTTCATTGATTGTGATTGGTCAATGAATGGTGCTCTATCCGCAGCCATTTCAATCAATGCCTTTTGTGAAATTTCCCAAATTGTTTTATACTTCTGAATTAAATGTTCAATTCTTTTAACTTTAAAGTTATATCTCTTATCTTCAGTATCCAAGTAATTAAGGAAATTAATATTCTGAATTGAACCTTCGTTCATGATAATTTCATTCTTCAAATCTTCAGACCAAATTCCAATCTTCTCAAAATCATTAATCAAATACTTGTTAACAATCATAATCTCACCACCAACAACACGTCGGTTAAAGATTGCTGAGTGAGCGGGTTCTGTCATTTCATATGAACCTGTAATCTTTGCTGATGACGCGACAGGCATTTGAGCCGTAAATAAAGAGTTACAAACACCATATTTACTAACATTCTCTTTCAAGATTTGCCAAGGCCATCTTCCTGATAACTCATCTTCTTTCAATCCCCACATATCAAATTGGAATACTCCTTGTGACATAGGTGACCCGTTAAAGTGAGCGTATGGTTCATATTTACCATCCATACACAATCTATTACTTTCAGTAATTGCTGCGAAATAGATAGTTTCAAAAATTTCTTTATTTAACTTACGAGCCTCTTCTGATGTGAAAATATAATCCATCAAATAGAATACATCTGCCAATCCTTGGGTACCGATGGCAATTGCTCTTTGT